ATCTCTCTAACTTCTTGAGCCTTCTCAATAGAAGGAACAGGAACATAAAGAGAATCTGTATGTGCATAAACTACTTTCATGTTATTCTTCCTCCGTTGGGTCTGTTACTGTAATATTATTTGGATTTAGGATTTCTTCATATTCTAATATATGGGCATCTAAAGCAGTATTAAAATTAATTAAATATCCCTTTTCTAAATCTAAAGAAACTAGATATTTCCTAACTTGATTTATTCCTCCTAAAACACCCTCGGTATTACTAATAGTTCCATCTTTGTTATAAATTGATTTTTTTGCTTTAAGTTCTAATAAATATTTATCATCTATTAAAAAATCATATCTAATATTTCCCATTTTAATACCATCATACAATACAGGTAATGTAAACTCCCTAACATAAGCAATATCATTTTTAAGTAGTTCATATTCTAGTGCATTAGCGTAAATTGCTTCTAAATGATATGGCCCTAATTCACTATAGATTCTCTTACATAATTTTATTATTGATTTAATATTTACTTTCATTATTTCATCCCCCATAAAGCAGGGCGTTCATGTTTACCATTAACTCTAGTAAATTCAGGATTAGCATATAATATACTAACTAGTTTATTAGCAGTTGGTAAGTACTTAGGAGGATAACCATTATGGTCTAACTTTATATCTCTCATTCCTTCTAATATTTCATTAGTTGATAATACATCTCCATCTAATATCTCTATAATCCATTTAACTATTCTAACATTTTTACTTCTTTTCCTTCTAATAGTTCCATCACTTAATCTAACATTATCATTCATTCTAATTCCCTCACTTTAAATGCCGCTTCTCTAATTGCTTCTCTAGCACTAGCAGTAATAGATGCGGCTAAATCTACATCATACCAACCAAATCCTTGTAATGCAACAACTCCATAAAAACTGGCTAACAATCTCTTAGTAGCCATTTGCATAGAGTTCCACTTTACATATTCTGTTTTGTTTCCATTTTGTAATGCTTCTAACATTTTTAACTTGTATTCTTTTCTCAAAGGTTTTAATGTAGCAATTGCTTTGGGTAATAATCCTAACTTATCTGTTTTATAATACTTAATATCCTGTTCAGTTACATCAGAGAAATCTCTAGGGATTTTAAGATTAACAGCAAAATCAGTTTTAGTTTCACTTTTAGTTTCCCAAGAAATATTCCTTGCTAATACACAACTTGGATATAACGAAGCGAAATCAAATGCCGCTACATCAAGGTGTAATCCATTAGTTCCTTCGTCTAATGGGTTGTAAATCATCGCTCCATCGTATGCTTTCTTCTCTGTGTATTTACCCGTTGGTGCTTTCCAATATGCATTACGCATGAAATATGTACTACCCATATGACTTACAAAGAAACAATCTTCAAAAGGTGCTTTAACAATCTTTTGAATTGCTAAGACTCCTTCGCTTAATCCCATTTCTTCATCTATCTTATGTAGTAATTCTGCATCCTGTAAACAATACTCCAAATAATTAACTGTATCTTCTTCCCACGCTTTCATAAAGAATTCGTTTCTATCCGTAAACTTAGAATCCTTTTTCTTAGTTTCACCAACAGAAACACTAGCACAATAATCTAATGAAGCACTAGGTAAAGTTCCACGTTGAGAATCATTCCATTGTCTTTCAAATGCCAAATCTAAATTCAAACATAGTCTACCTTTAATTGGTTGTTCTATATCACTATAATCAAGATTACCCAGATTGTTGAAATCTACATTCTTAACTTCTTTATATGGAGATAACTTTCTTGGGTCTATTCCATTAATAAATAACCTTTTAATTATTTGAGGAACATCAGACTTTAATCCCCACCATGCTACTAACATATCTGGGTCTTGCTCTTGTATATCTTTTACGAATGCCTCTAACATTTCCTTTTCAGAAGTAAACATTTGTTGTTTTAACGGTTGATTACTCCACCAATATAATTTACTTTGATTAGTATAATTATCATAAACAGCAATACAAGTAATAGCATCGGGATGTTCGGGATGCTCTTTAGGCAACCATTCCATATCCCAATACCATTTTCTCAATTCATATTCTGGAACTCTTTCTAATTCATCAACACAATATCTACGAAGAATCGGTACATCTCCTTCCCAAGTATAGGTAAAAGGTTTTCTTGCATCCTTCATATCTTTAGGGTGAGAATAAAAAACCTTAGTTAAGTTATGACCTTCTAAGTTTCTCCAATTACCTTTTTTATATTCATAAAACCCAGTTTGTTTAATTGGCTTTTGTCCTACCATATGGTATTTAGTTTTATAGACTTCAAGTTGTTTCTCTATTGCTCTAATAAAGAAATAAGGTTTAAAATCAGATACTACTTTTTCTTTACGCTGTCTATCATTATCTCTCCATCTAATTTTAATACTTCTATCACTATCTATCCAACTTATTATCATCTAAACACCTAATCTTTGAGCACGAATTAATGCGCTATTTTCTGTAATCATTATTATGGGTTGATTATCACCAATAAAAATATTAATTGTATCATTTTTATTAAAGAACTTATGTAGTGGTCCACTAAATACAACTGTAGCAGACTCCCCATTATTATTATTCATAGTAACTTCTTCCTTATAAGATGAAGAAAGTTGTTCTGACGATATAATAAACTTAGGGCGAGTAATGTCATCTTCCATCTTAAAATCTAACTTATAGATTCCATTGTTTACTATCTCACATGCATCGATTGCTTCGTGTAAGATTTCTCCAGTCACTTGAACACCGCACTCAGGTTTTATCTGACCTAAATATGGCATATCTACTATATCCTCTTGATAAGATATAGGCCACTGATTCAGTAATCTATCTATTCTACCAGAAAAAGGATGCCTAACTACTATTGGCATTGTAGCCTTTTTACCATCTGATTGCATTACAACCGTACTGTCTATAGTTAGAGTTATATCTTCATTCATCTTAACCATATATTTCTTAAGTGTATCAATTTCTAATACGAAAGAACCCATAATACTCTCCGATTCTATTGGTATAGATTTACCACATACAGTGGACTCATCCGCATTAACCAATATTAAACAGTTATCATCTATTTTAAAATAAATATACTTACCTAAAGACTTTGAAGATAATCCATTGGTGCTCGACCATTTTCCTTTTAATTCTACATTTTTCAATGCTTCTACCATTTCTTTTTTCTTAAATTCTATTATCATAATTTTCACCTTGCTCTCGCTAATAGGGAATGACAGGACCACCACAGCCCCTTACTTAATGCCGAAAACACACATAACGTTATGTCATTTTTAATTAGTAAACCCTACTCTTGCGAGCCTTAAATTTCCCGTTTTCTAAGGGCGGGAACCCCGTTCCATTTGGCTTCTTTTCCATTGGACTCAAAAATAGTCCAAGTCTTTCCTACCATGTTTGGATTAGTTTTACTCGCCTGTAATCTAGCAACATATTTAGTGTTGTTACCTACAGATTCATCTCTTATCACAATCATTTGCATCATTTTATCTGGCACATCTTTATTCCAATTAGCAATAAACCCAGTTGGTGTAGGGTTCATGTGGTCGCCAAAAGTAGGTTTAAGATGTGTGATAAATACTTTATCACATTGTAATTTCAATGCACTAATAAACACTTCATTATGGTCAATATTTCTAGCCCCGTATGCTGTTGGGGATATAGGATTAGTCATCTTCTTTCTATCTCCTTTATTGATTTCATATCTTAATTTATTAGTAACACAGTCGTTCCATTTATCCATACCATCCATTACAAATGCTCTAACATTTATCTTTTCATTAGCAATCATTTCTTCTGATTCTCTAATAAAATTTAATGCATTTTGCATAGTCAAAGCATAGTTTTCTGTACCATCAGAATTGTAATGATTAGGGCAGTAAACAAATATGTTAGGGTCTGAATCCCAACATGCTTTCCATGTTACTTCTGCACCATCATCAAAATCTAGGAAACGAACAACGTGTCCTTCCTTAATTTCGGTATCAGTTCTAATATCAAGACCTAAACCAGATTTACCTTGTTTAGCCTTACCTACTACAGATAACACCATAAAAGAATGTTTTCTTTTAAGTTGTACTTTTCTGGCTTCTGTTGTTAATTTTTTCCATTGTTGGTATTGAAGTTCCTTCTGAACTCCAGTTCCTACATTGGGTTGCGTGTTTGTTTGTTGTTTTTGCATTCCTTTTAAACTCATATTAATCTCTCCTGTTTAGTAGAATATATTTAAAGGGGAAATGGATTCATAGAAGAAAATAACTACTATCCCCATTTTGGATAGTTTCTCCATTATTACTGGATAAACCCCCTTTAATATATTATCTACTTAAAACCATTCTCCGTTATCCTCCACAACAACTGTATTAACTTCTGCACTACCATGTCTATCTATAACATATATTCCTAAAACATTTATAGATACATTTCTTAATGCCCCATCTTTATCAGTACCTTGAGAAGTTCTTCCACATACTATTACGTTACTACCTATACCGAAATCAATATCGACATAAGAAGGAACCCAACAAGTTACTGATGAATAACCTTCTCCATCCCAATTGAAATCAGCATTTAAATCACTAAGATATAATGTTTGATTACCATTAGAAGTCTGTTGTAAATTCATATTTTCTATATTACCATCTGTAAGTATAATTCTTTCATCTGATTTTTTATGTGAATTATCAGCATGTGCTGATTCTAAACCAGTTAGTTCAACTATTCTATCACTTAAAGTAGTTTGAATAATCTTAATTATATCTTCATCTGATTCTACATACTTTAAGGAAGATACAGTACTACCGTCTTTCCTAGCACTTAAGATAGATGCATTGTTAGAATTAGGTACACAAGTAAATTCACACCAACTAAAAGTTTTAGGTGAGAAGTCTTTACATTGAGGACCACTCATTCTTAATTGATATTCTTGGTATTCACCGTCATCTAATTTACCAACAAAGAATAATCTCCTTGACCATGATTCAGCAGGTAATGGTTTTCCGTACATTGGATTAGGTTGCCCGTTACCCCATGCCTTTCTATTATCCACTGGGATAATCCATCTATCATCATCTACTTGCATAGCACTATCTGGAACAGTTTCCATCATCTTTGTAGCCAGTTCTCCGTTAGCCAACATAGTTACTTCATGTCGCCCGTCTTCTAACAATACTGCTACTGCCACACTTCCAGAATTTAAACATGCATTTGCATCTCTAGTATAATCTGCTCTTAGATTATTCCTTCTGTTTTCTTCCCAGTCTCTTGCTCCTTCTACGGAATAAAAGAACCCAGTAGCGGTCTTAGTATAAGTAGGACCATCGTATGCCTTAGCATCACCTTCGGTTTCTTTTTTCCTCAAAGCCATCTGCTGTGAGTATTTAGACCTGAATAGACTTCTAGCGATTTTAAAACCGTTTTCATCATTCACATCTAAACTATGTTTAGCAATAACATCATCATAATCGGCTTGTGCTTGTTCTTCACTAATACCTAATTTTTCAGCGTATTTTTTTATTTCATTTTTCATTTCATCGTTCATATTTTTTACCTCTTTTTATTTTATCCGTTTGGATTCTAATTTTATCTCAACTGAGATACCAACCAAGAGACTAATACTCTTGGGGTCATTGAATTTCCTCTCCATTCTGCTTCACCAACTGCTCTTAGATATTTGTATTTTGAATCGTTATTTATATCGCTTCTAACAATAACTTCATGTAATCCGTAACATATATCTTTTACAGTTTTTCCAGCATAGAGGGCATTATGTAATTCTTCTAGGGCTTTACCGTGATTCTCGTTCTCCAAAATTGTCAATATTTTATCATACCTTTCCAGACTTTTATCAACTTGTTTTCTTAAACTCGTACCACTTGCAAGTGCGGCTTGCAATTCCGTTATTGTTCTACGAACATCACCGTTATAGTAACTTATAAAGGAATCCAAATCCGCATCTGATGGATGTGATAATTCTTCTTTTGATAGAATTGTCTTACACAATGTTGCAATTGTGGAGTTATCTATCTTAGTAAAGAAATAATTAGCACACCTTGATTGTAATGGATAGATAATCCTACTCCTATCATTAGCAGTAATAACGAATCTTACGTTATCTGAATATCTTTCCATAATTCTTTTGAGTGCATTTTGAGCATCAGGAGTCATACCATCTAATTCATCCAAATGAATTATTTTAAATGGTACATCTCCTATGGCTTTCTGTTGTGCTATATCTTTAATGGTAGTCCTTACTACTTCTAAGCGTCTATCATCACTAGCGTTAATTTCAAAATAGTTAGAATCTATTTCTTGTCCTAACATTTCATTCGCTAAGATACCAGCGCCAGCAGTTTTACCTACTCCAGCCTGTCCGTATAATAATACGTTTGGCATATCTTTTAGTTCAATCCAGTTCTCAGCATCCATTTTGAATACTTCTTGTCCTATTAATTCTTGTATATTTTTTGGTCTATATTTTTCTGTCCATAACATTTTTATTCCTCCTTAAAACCACCCTTCTAACTTAAGGGTTCTATCTGGAGTAATAGGAGCATGTCTAGGCCGAGCCTTATCCTTTATTCCTAATACTCTAGTTTCTTCACTTTTCAATCTCTTCTTTGCCCACATATTAAATTCCGAATCCTCTAATAATTGAGGCAGTAAATAACCTTGATTCGGTTTAATCTTTAACTTTCTAAGTATAGTGGGAACCTTAGAATAGTTTCCTCTTTTTGGAAAGGTAATCTTTGAAAAGATTCTTCCATCATGAGCGTATGCTAATAATTCATAGAAGTAATCTGAAGACCACCTTCTCTTAACTCTACTATCAATAAAGGCTAACTTATTAGGATGTAAATTTAATCCTAACCAAGTCATTATCTGAACATCAGCAGGTTTATTATGCTTTAAAAACTTAAGAACTAAATCCCTATTTGGGTTCTTTAAGTATTCTCCTACTAAATCAAATACACTTTTCTCAATAGTATATGGAGCCTCACTTCTTGGTGCAAGTTTCCTTATCTCTTCTAAACCGTGTACTTTAGTTCCAGCCCTTCTTATCTTACAACAATTCTTAATTATAGTCGGAACACCTTTTTCATTATTAGAGGTTAAGATAATAGTACCTTTACTATTTCTTATAACATCCATTATAATATCCTTATTAGGTTTATAATGCACCTCTTCAATAATAATATCTTGTTCAACAGATTTCCAGTCTTTATCTTCTATTTCATTAGCATAATAAATAACTGCTTCTTCACCTACTAAGGTTTTAGCCATAGTAGATTTACCTGTTCCGCTTTTTCCTGTAATTAATATTGGCCTTTTCTTTTCTCCCATTGTTTTTAAACTCATAATAATCCCTTTATCTCTAACATTTTATTGAACCCTTTTTGTGTTAGATGATGTTTATTAGAAAACAGAGTTACTGCTTCTAAAAATGAATCAAAATTAACACAATGTTTGGGTAAATTTGGTATAAGTTGAAATAGATTAATTAGGTTATCCGCATTAGTAATCCTAAGTATTGGATAAGGTCTTCCTTTCTTTTCTATTTCTTTCAAATAAGAGTCTATACCATACTCTTGTAATGTATCTCGTACTGAAGATAGAAACTCTATATTAGTTGCTCTAACTTCAACCACTAATCTAATTCTATAACCAATAGATTGTCTTATATCATTGGCTATAGATATATGCGGCCTCGCTATAGATATTAATATCCCTTCAAGTTGTTCTTTCGTAAACATCTGATGTCACTCCTATACATTCGTTTTTTAATCTTTGATAATCTAATCCATCTGAGATTAGATTTTTTATTACTTCTACTTCTTCTAATTTCGTAGGGAATATCCATTGAATACAATAACCCTGATATAAATTAAGTAGTTCTGCTTTATCTTTATCTATTTCTTCTATTAACTGAGCGTATTTTTCTAAATCAAATACATCTTTAATAGCATAATTAAGTACTGTGTTATCTTGTTTACCTATTTCACCATATACCATAAAAGTAATAGTTGTAATAGCCCCATATAACTCAGTCCATTGTGCTTTAACATCTTCACTATATTCCATGAATGACCCTCATTTATTGAGTTCTTTCATATCTGCTGAATTCATCTTGGCTTTGTTTTGCATATTTCTTGTTATTTGGCAACCCAATCTTATCTTGGAGGTAGAAGGTAGATGCCAAAATACATCTTCACCTAACCCATAAACAGTTTCCATTTCTCTACATAGTTGTCTTCTACTTAGCACTTGTAATGATTCATCTATATCTACATCTACTATTCTATCTTTAGGATGCTTAACAAACGTATCAATAATAACATATGCTAATCCTACAACAAATAGCATTTTCTTTAAAATCCATTGTATCATATTGGGTGCGAGTAATCTACCCCACTTATACTTTACCTCACATTAAGGCTTCAACGTCCGATAATGTATTAATATCTGATATGGGTTTATCATCTCTGATTCTTAATAATCTAGGAAATCTTAGCCCTAAGTTTCCATCTGCATCTTTACTAACTAAATCAGCAGTAACCTCTAATACTATTCTAGGCTGTAAATCAAAAGTACCGTTGCTAACTCTTTGTATTATCTTTTTACCCTGTTGAGTTAAAGATAACAAATCCGCATCTGAAAATCCTGTTCCTATACTTCCTACCTGAATAAACTCAGTGCCGTCTTTAACTGCTATATCATACGAACCAAAGACTGTAGCCCTTTTACCCTCACCATATCTTGCTCCAGTAACTACTACATCTAATTCTACTCTAGGTGGTTTATACTTAGCCCAAGCCTTAGAGCGTTTACCACTTTCATAAGTAGCATTAAGGTCTTTAACCATTATACCTTCATAACCATCACTGATTGCTCTGTTATAGAAAGCATCTTGTTCCCACTTAAACTCTTGAGTATCTTCTATAATCCTAACTGCTTGTTTATGGAATTTAAGGATAAACGGTAATCGTTCTCTTAATGGGTTATCCATTAAATTTAAATTACCAAACATCATACAATCGAAGATTCCCAGTTCCACGGGACATTTTTCAATTGCTTCCACGATATTCTTAGAATGAATACGAGTTCCCATCTTCTTGAAAGGAGCAGGTCTGCCGTCACTTTCGACAGGATAAATTTCTGTATCAATAATAAATGATTCTTTCATTTCCCATGCATTTATAATAAGAACAATATCAGGAAACTTATCTGTAACTACCTTGCCTTTACGATTGAATATAATTACAGTTTTATCATCTTTAATTTTATTAAACCCCAACTGAGCCGCATGTATTTGGTATCTTGCCCCATCATATTTGTACTCAATGATAGACTCTTTGGGCCACTGTTCTTTAGGTACAACCTTTGCTAACATGGGTTTAATGAATCTACCAATTACTAAATCATTAGGTGGTATCTCTCCCCTTTCATAAAAAGTAATTATTCTTGATAAGGAATGTAATTGCATATGTTTTCTAACTTCTGCTTCTTTCTTATCATATACTTTAGCAACCATCTTTCTAACTAAACCTTCATTGATTCCATTTCTAGGAGTTCGTAACCAAAATCTCAAAAACCATTTTCTTTCTAATGATGATAAACCATTGAATAATGTATTAAATTTTCTGAATGCATCACCACTACTCTTACTACAATCTTCAATTAAATGACCCCAAATAGATTCTATAAAATGTTCTGATGATTCATCAATAGTATCAAAATGATACACACCTTCACTAATGTCTCCATGATTATATATTGACATTTCTAATTCTTCTTCAAATACTTCTAAGGATTTGGTTATCCATTTCATTGCCTTTTTACTTGCTAGATTATTAGGCGTTAAATCTAAAGATAATATTTCCACAAAGAACATCTTATGTGCTATACTTTCTATTTCTTTAAATTCCTTAGCCAATAAACTAACTGTTCTATTAGGTGGTAAGTATTCCACGGCTTGCATTAATCTGCTAAATTCTATCCATTTCATTTTATTCATCTCCCAATACTTTTTGTCTAGTCATTTTCCTATCTCCTAATGTCCAACGCAATGCATTGATTACCCCTTCTAGTCCTTTGAAGGCTCTTGCATGAGCCATCCTTTCCCTCTTACGAAGAGAGTCATCACCTATCTTCATTGAGTGATAATGTTGTTTGCGTTCTGCTTTATCAAGCATCTCTTCTATCTGTTCCCATGTTCTTTCATAACTAAATTCTTCTACCATCTTATTCATCTCCAAATAATTTAGGGAAGCGTTCCCCTATTTTTTCAAACTTCTTAATATTCCTAGAATTGATTGTGGCTAATTGACCATGCATTTTAAAAAATCTCTCATCCATATCTTTTGTATATTGAGAAAGTTCTTTCTCTATTAAATTACTATGACCAATTTTATCAATAATAGTTTCTTCAAATTCCTTTTTAAGTTCTCTTGTTTCCGTTTTAAAGGAAGCCCTTATGTTTTTTAATCCTAGTTTATACTCCTCTTTAGATTCATAAATATATGCTTCTATTATTTCTCTACACATTTCTCTCATGTTTTTCCTTATTTCATCTTCTAGGTGTTCATATACCATTGAAGAATCCTGTTCTAGTTTTTCAATTCTCATTTCTTGGTGGTGCATTTGACTACCCATTAAATCAGAATTTCTAGATTGAGGCTTTACTTTATGTGTATTATCTTTACGACATTCAGTGCATCTACCTGCATGGGAATTAGTGGAGAATTTTCTATAGGGTTTTTTACAGGTAATACAATTTACAACATAACCGTAACTACCCATTAACCGCCACTTCCAATACAAGATTAACTATAGCCTCAGCGACTTTACCATAAGTCATCCATCCAACAGCATTATAATTCGTACACCCGCTATCTATATTCCATGCACTATAGAGTCCCATTCCTGTAGCATGAATACATGCTTGGTTAGCATCTTTCCATTGTGGGTGCATAAACCATCTTCGGTTAAATCCTTCTTTCACTTTACTCCTTGGCACTACTCTTCCTCTCCTACTGGCGAAGAAAACATTTGTAGCATTAATGCATTAGAAAGACCAATAGCATGTAATGTCTTATCATCACCTGCTCTATTAGCCATACCCATCATCATTGTGTTAAACGCTTGAACCATAGGTAATGCTAGATTCCATGTGTTTAGTGCATCTTCCCAATAAGCATAATCATCATCTTTATTTAGTGTAGACATATGTAATAAATGAAAGAGCATAAATCCATGTTTATCTTTAATAGATAATAAGGACTCTAGTTCATTCTCAAAGGATTCTACCATTTGTAGTGGTAAATTCTTCTTCATCCATTTTGTATGTGCTTCGCACCATTCATTAAATTCTTCTTCATTATATTTTTCTATTCCCATTGTTTCACCTTCTCTAATATTTCTTGTAGTACTTTTATTTCATCTAAGTTTAATCTTATTCCTTTCTTGGTTGGTTTATCATTACTATGTAATCTAATATCAACTACATCTATATTCCAATAATTACCTTTAGTAACTTTCCATTCATTCTTTGCATCTCTAGGTATTCTACCTAGTAATTCCCATTCATCTTTATCTGTCATTTCATCACCTCAAAAATTAAATTCATCATCAGTTACTACTGAATCAGAAGACCATATTCCTATCTCTTGTGGCTCTTTACTTCCACCATCAATTAATACTGGACTAAAAGTTACTTCAACACTCGCTGAATAATAACTATCCATATCAACTGAATGCATTCGTTTAGCCACTTCACATACCATTATACTATTGTAAACAGCATCATCATATTCACAAATAACTTCGTTATTTTTCTTAACATAATACTTAGTCTTTTTATTAATTGAATCTGTAACCTTTATGTCTTTAGGTATTCCTAAATTAGCGAGGATAAATTTCATATCTTTAACAGCGACATCATATTCTCTCCACATTTCAGGTAATCTAGTTTCCATTGCTTTAATAGAATTAGTAAGAGATTGCCCTAATGCTAATTTACCTTTATCACTTAACATAAGTTTTACACATTTTGTTAATTTAGTTAAATCATCTTCACCTTTTTCTAAAGTTACTTTTAGTTTTTCTTCTTTATCTTCACTCATCTAATTCACCTACTAATACTTCTGATGTTAATACTAATGCCGCAACACTAGATGCACTATTCAATGATGATAGTGTAACTTTAACAGGGTCAATAATTCCTTCTTCTAATAAGTCAACTTGTTCTCCAGTCTTAGCATTTATAGGAACAATAACATCTGTTGTAATCCCCGCATTTGCTAATATCTGATGATAAGGTTTATTCAAGCACTCAAAGAATGAATGTGTGTATTGACTACTACGGGTTCCAACAGATAAAAATACTGTCGCTAATTCAAATCCTCCGCCTCTAATAACTCCCATTTCCATAGCGGCTCTAGTAGCATTCAAAGCATCATCTACTCTTTCCATAGTATCTCTCATCTCTATTTCAGAAGCCGCACCTATCTTTAGAACTGCTACTCCTCCTAGAAGTTTAGCAACTCTGGTTTTCATTTTATCTAATTGAAAATCATTCTTCGCTAAATCATAATGACCTTCAATCATCTTAGCCCTATCTTCTACTTCTTGTTTTGAACCTGCTCCATCGACAATAACTGTTTTGGCTTCTCCAATTGTTATTCTCTTACAAGAGCCTAAATCATTTATTTCTACTTCTTCTAATTTATCATTAGCATGATGGTTAATAAATTTACCACCTACTAATATCGCTATATCTTCTAACATAGCATCTGCTATGTGTCCGTAATCGGGTGACTCTACAGGGCAACAGTGTATTGTTCCTCCTATTACATTAGCAATTAAATTACTCATAGCGTGTTGTTCCAACGATGCTGATATAATCACTAATGGCCTTTTGGTTTCCGATACCTTATCTAATAGAGGTAATAATTCTTGGAATCTTATTATTTGTAAATTAGAAACTAAGATAAATGGGTCATCCATAACTGTTTGATTTTTCTCTTTATCGGTAGTAAATAGATGATGTCTATATCCTCTTTCTATCTCCAAACCATTCACAACTTCTATTGTTGTATTCATATCTTGAGATTCAGAAACAGTTACTACTCCACTTTTACCTACAGTGTCTAATGCTTTAGCGATTAACTCCCCAAGTTCTTTATCATTGTTAGCCGCTATTGAAGCCACATTAACTATATCACTAAATTCTGATATTGGTTTTGCGGTGTTCAGGAGTGACTCAGATATTTCATCAACTTGTAATTTTAAGTCATTAGAAACATCAACAGGGTTAGCCCCTTCTTTAATTAAATTCATTCCTCTTTCACAAAATGCTTGTGCTAAAACACATGCTGTAGTTGTTCCGTCACCTGCTAAATTTTGTGCTTGAGTGGCTACTTCTATTAATAATTTAGCACCCATATCTACAAACTCATCTTCATGATGAATTGCTCTAGCAACTGTTACACCATCATTAACAATAATTGGTCTACCTCTTTCCTTTAGAACTACTGTTTTAGCCATTGGTCCTAAAGTTGGTTTAACTGCATCAGCAACTAAATTAATTCCTTTCAACATTTTATCTCTCGCTTCATCTCCTATTACTATCATTCTATCACCTTACATAATACACTTGCTTTGTGAATAACAAAGTATTCACCAATATTTTCTTTCTTATTCGCTTCATAAAAAATACTATCACCTTCATTCAGATTATCTACTTTATCTCCGACTGATATTACTATTGCTTTATTGTTTTCAGTCATTACAAATTTACCTGCTTGGGTCTTTGCTTCTTTACAAACTATACATTCTCCATACGCTTCTAATTTCATTTATTCTTCCTCCATTCTACTTACTATTGTCATTTCGTTAAGGGAGATATACTTCCTTACCGTTTTTACTTTATATTGATAGTGAACAATCATATCATCTTTTACTCCATCCTTATTAGTCGCATAGGCTTCTTTAAACCAGACTTGGTGTTCATTATCTCCTAACACTATAGCGGTTCTCATCATTGGCCTCCAAGTATCAATAGTTTTTTTATCTGTACCACTGAAATACGCTTGGCCAAAAGGATGAGTATGAATCCAACATTTAATCGGTAATTTTAAACCAGTAGGTTCTTCATCAAATGATACAAATGATGCTGAACCGAAACTAATGTGTAAATTCTTTTCATTATCTATAACTACTTGAATCTCTCTAGGGGTATCAAAAGCCACCATACTCTGATGCCATATCTGTGCAAGAAATTCACATCTATTTTCATCGTATAAATCAGAAAAAGAATCACATGATTCCCATGCATCTTTTATTTCTTGCTCCCATTCTCCATTTAAAACTATCATATATTCACAACCTTATAATCACAAACATCTTCATTATCTACAAACCATCTTTGCATCCATTCAGCCGCCATACCTGCTATTGCTACATGAGTAAAATGTAATCCACTTTTATCTCCTTCCCAACTATCTCCTTGGCATGAAAAACTTCCTTCTGGTCCTGTTAAAACTGTATCAAACATATCCCTTGAAGTCTTATAACTAATCAAAGCACCATTCCTCCCCTGTGCCCTCAAATCTAACCATTGCTTAGATGACCTATAAAGTAATCTCCTTACATCTAAGTTATCTGCACAACAAATAACTAAATCATAACCGTCAATTTGTTTTTGAGTTAGTACTAAAAAGGGTTCAGCCTTTATCACTGAACTATAACGACTTTCCATTACTTTAACTTTCTTTAGTTCTATTTCATTTCGTTCAAAGTTCTGATAAGGTATATTCTTTTTCTCCACAATATCGGGGTCATAAGCCGTTATCCTATACAGTCCTGTTTTATCTAAAAGAGGGATTAGAAAACTTCCAATTCCTCCCGTTCCTATTATCATTATTTTTCTTTTCATTTTATTCACCTATTTCTTTATAATTTTCTATTCCATAATCTATATGTTCTTCTGTTAAATATTTAATTCTACTATCTATCATATTACCTAATACATTTCTTACTGCTTTCTTAGCAGAGATAATTCTTTTTTGTAGAGGTTTATCCTTTACTTTATCATTATCAGGATTTAATAATCTACCTTTATCATTACAGATTGCTCCTAAACTTTTAAACAAATCAGTAAGACCTTCAAAGGTTCCGCACTCATTAAACATTATGTATTTCAGTATTTCATATTCTACTTCTTTTATACTTCTTGGTCTTGCCATCTTATTCCCTCTATTATATCATCTATTGTTAACCCAAATGTACTCTTAATTTTTAAATTAGATAGTATTTTTTTGTAGTTATTTCTAACTGCTAATAATTTAATATTAAATACATCGCCTATTTCTTTTTGTGTAGTAGATTTACTGGGTTGAGTAGTCTCTACACAATATATTATTCCCGCTAAATAAGCAGAGGTAGGATAGCGTGATTCTATTTTATCTAAATATGTATAAAGACTAATACAATCACCTATGAATTTCCTATCTTTACTTAATTCTAAACAGAATTTTTCTACCAAGGAACTTACATTATTATTTGAAAAAACATAACTCTTAGATAATGTTCTCGCAAACAACCTTGAAAGTTTACTCACTCTTTTTGGAAGTATTTCTAATCTTTTAGAAACTTCCTTTAAAGTGTAACTATAGTTATACTCTTTTAAAACTATATAACCTATAGCCGCTACTCTTTCTTCTAAAGACATTTTAGAAGTGAACACATGTTTTCTCTTTAACTTATAATAATATTCATTAATAGTTATCTTACAAGTTTCAGACATTGAAAATTCAGATACCACAATATTCTGGTAAAAGGTAACTTTTTTCATTGAACGGTCATCATTACTTAGTTTACTAGTTACTGCTAATCTTCGCAATTTATATGACCCCCTTCCACTTCCGATAATACTACCTAATTTATTATTATCTCTATGTCTATCAGGTAATTTATTCTCTAATATAGGACTATGAACTAACCCACAATTAGGGCATCCATATTCTATATCGTATTTTATAACATATGTTTTACAGTCTTCACATCTCATTTTTGTCACCCGAGGGATGACCGTTTTTATTCTCTAAGCCGTAGCACAGCGAATTTGTTTGGTCTAATTACAGCACATATTTCACAGTACTTAAACTTCTCTAATCTGAAATGTTTTGTCAGGTATTCTACAAGTGGTTTGACCATCTTTGTGAACAGACTTATCTAAATAACCACCTATTGTTGATACTCTACCTATTAACATTGAATCATTCAATAGACCCATTGCTCTAGTTACGAACTGGTCGCCAGTTGGAGATTTATTATCTAAGTTATCTACGCAAATTGGACCTGCCCATTTACCCAAAAAGTTACCTTTTTTATTATCAGCCTCAGATGATGGAACCCAAACATAAGTAGATACATTTTGTTGTCCTTGAGATTTAAGTCCTCTATCAGTTAGTTTCCAATCAGCGACTTTACCACGTATATACATTATAGTTGGGTTTTCTGATTGGTCAAGTAACTTATCTGGACTTCCCCAATTAATAGCAACTCTATCTGAATACTGAACAGCAATATGAATCATTAAATCCCTTGCTCTTTCCCTAACTACCTTAGAAGTTCTATTTTGATTTAAGAAAGCAACCATTAATTGTTCTTCTGATTCAGTGGGCTTTTCCCCTAATGTCCTTTCCCACAATTCTGAGGGACTTAAGTTAGACCAATTACCTTGCTTCTTTTTCTTAAGATAAGTATTCATGTAAGTATTCATTTGTTTAATAGTTAGTTCGCCCCATCTCCCATCTGATACTTCTAATGCTACTTTATTATCACCAATTAGATTTACCTTTAACCTACATTCTATTCTTCTATTATAATTACCATCTTCATTTTTAAGATAAAAATAGTAAGGTGCTCTATTCTCTAAAGCATAAGATACGTTTTCAGGTAATTGAATGTGTTTAACTAAGAATTTATCTAACTCAGAAGGGTCATCACTAAAACATGATTTAAAAATAGTTCTCGCTAATGCCGCCATAAGAACAGATTTATTTCCACAGATACCGTTAATATAATATCTAGTTTTTACTTTATTAAATAATATAACATACCCTCTTATTCCAATATAAATACTATGAGAAAACTCTGTATTTATTTTAGGCTTTTCTGATTCAAGTATAGGGTACATTCCCCTTGTCCGAGAAGAACTTCTACGATATGTTTTATTGTAGATATTCTTCCTAGATAATCCTAATTTAGTATTAAGCCATACTGTAATGGCCTCAATCATAGGGTTGTTAGCCCTTCTATATTGTCTAGGATTTAATTTAACTTCACTCATACTTTCACTATCAGAGAACCTTAAATAAGTTTCTTCATAAGTTCTAGTATCATCTGCTCTTTCTATTAATATTCTTGGCATTTATATCACCTTAATTTACTTGTATAATTTCTTGCACATATAGGGTGCAATTCCTCTTTAATGTCATCTGGGTGGGTTAATTGTCCACCACAAATTCGACAACTCGTTGCTATGTTTCCTCTCTTTCCTTTCACATATTTTGGGTTCTTATCTTTCATCTTTAACCACTCTCTGTCGTGAGATTAATAGATGTGGATGCTTATTAAGTAA